GACAAGGGCTGTCTTACGCTTGGCTGTCCAGCGCTTGATGTCGTCTTCCATCAGGGTGCTCATCGTCGTTTCCTTCAACGTTAACACCTGAGCAGGAATTCACTGGGTCAATACACCACTGCATATCCCTATCGAGCCAAATGGTCAGCTCACCTCGCGCCTTCAACGCTGCGTTGTAAGCCTTCCAGTTCGTTGTGCGGTACTTAACCCGACCCCAGCTCGTCTCTCTCATCTCCCGAGCCTACCTCAGCTGCGACCGGCATTTGTGCAACAACGCCCTGCTACATCTTGCGTCATACGCACCCCAGAAAAAACAAAAGCCCAACTCGTTGGGCCAATAAAAAAGCACCCGAAGGTGCTCATCGCTTACTGTTTTGCAGTTACTTGCGAACGCTTGTTATCAAATTGTTCTCGACTGTGGCAACAACTCCGCTGGCAAAGTAATAAGTCTGCGCGCCGTTAGATGAATGCCCAACGGAGGTCGGTGCGCCGCAGATTAGTTCAACCTGCGAATACATCATCCCGGAGTAAATCCGTCCGCACGGACCACGATCTACAGATGCACCGTTCGCACTCCGGCTAGTCATTTCAGCAATGAACATGGGATATTGAGAACGCGCCGCAATCATTGGCATATTCCCAACAGCGTCCATATTAATTAAAGTCTCACTCAACGAGAAGGACGGCTTAGGCACCACCTGAACACCAGAAACATTAGATCCGTGTACGAAGTGGTATGAGCCCGCAGACCACACTCCTAGCGCCACAGCTGCGCCTGCGACTGCAATACCAAATTTTCGCATCACGCCTCCTTATAAGATGGTGCAATGGTAGTCACTCGGCGGCTTTGCGCCAAGTCGGCGCCTGCTCACCTGGCGCATTTGAGGCTTCCACGGCGCCGCGCTCTATCTGTCGAACATCGGAAAACAGATTGTCAGCGTCTTTCTTGCTCAGGCGCAATGACTTGAGGCATGCCAACACCGCCGTGTAATCCAGCCCTGCCAGCGTGCCAGCAGGGGTAAGTCTCCACTGCGTGCGGCAGAACTCGTGAAAGAAAGCCAGCGCCTGCACATGGCATGGCCACACTGCGATGTCATCGGGTAAATAGTCTTCCAGCTCAAACCCTTCAGCAATGCTCTCGGGCGCTCTCCAATAGAGAACCCACCCGAGATCCATCAGTTTCCCAATCGCACCCGCTGGTATTCGGCAAAGTAGGCCTTGATGACTGCGGCGGCAAAACCAGGCTGCTTAGCCTGCACGGCCTTGATGGCTTCTGCGTTGAAAGCGTCTGGCAACTCCCAGCCGCTGGCCACCTCCAAGACCGCTTCCACATCCCCGGTCTTCTCTTCACGGAATTTCTTATCCAGCGCCGCCATTTCCTCGGGGCTGCGCGCCTTGAAGATCACCTGCAGCTCCGCACTAGGCAGGCCCAAGCGAGGGATTAGCACGGCCAGTTTGTAGGTGGGGTCAGCATCAAGCGTGAACTTAGGGTGTGTGCGTTCTGTCATGTCGTTTCCTTGTGAGCGGAGTAAAAAGGCCCGCCGCACCCTCCCCGCTCAAAGGGAAGAGGCGCGACAGGCACAAAGGGTTAGGACTTGTAGCGGATCGAGCGAGCCTTGCCGGACACATCCACGCGCACGCGGTTGATCTGGCCGTCTTGGCGGATCTCTTCCTCGTTCAGCGCCACAGTGCATGGCAGCAGCGTGATCGAGCCATTGCGGTTGATCGTGCGCATGATGGTGGTGCTCTGAACTTCGGTCAGATCAAGCAAGGCGTTGTAGCCGGGGGTGTCAATCGCATCGGAGTCGATTTCCATGGTGCGAGTCACTGGCGTCCAGCCGTCGTTGATCTCGTACTCGTTTTCATCGGCTTCGTAGCGGTAGGTCACCTTCTTGGCCTCGCCGCCGCTGGTGCTGGTGCTCAGCACCTGGTCGATGTCCACCCAAGTTGTGGCCTTTTGCGCCTTGCCTGCGCCACCGCCCGGGATGTAGAAGGCTTCGTTGGTGGTGTTGGCCTTCTTGCCTTCCAGCGTGAAGGTGTCTGTGGTCACAGCTTTGACGCGGAAGGCGCGATTGTTCAGGCGCGACCAGCCAGACTCAATCAGCACGATGTCACCAGCCTCGAAGCCGTGTGCAGTCGAAGAGCAAACCGCTTCTGCAGCATTGCTGATTGCGGTCACAGTCTTGGCCGTGGCCAGTGCGGTGGCCAGAGAGTGGCGGGCACCAGTAGGTAAAGATGGCATGTTCTGCCCTTTCTAAAACGACAAAACCCGCACAAAGCGGGTTTGATTTGGTGAAGCCCTTGCGGGCAGCTAGTCGGCTAGGCCGTTGTCCAGCGGATGGACACAGGGATGCGCAGCCACCCGTCATCGGGGTAGGCCGTGCCAATGTCAGGGGATCGGTACACGGTGGCAGCGCCGCCGGTGAATGGCAGGCGCAGACCAATGCCGAAGTGCTGGGCCACCTTGTAGGCCAGCGCATTCGCCTGCACCTTGCCACCCCCTGCCGGATGAACAACCGTCACTTGCAAGATGCCGCGATCCTCCCGCACGTCCAGCGTTTCAGCGTGGTCGATCGGGGTGTTTCGCAGCTGATTGACTTGCAAGTAGGCTTGGCCGGTGACGGGCTTGAAGGCCACATCCTCCCAAGCAATGGACGGCGCATCCGGCAGGGTCAGCAAATGAGCCTCTAGGGCTGCATCGATCAGGTTGGGGTTCACTTCACTTCCCTTGCGGCTTTGGCCACGGCTTCTTCAAAGCGCTGCACGGTGATGCGCACCATGCCACTGGGCGCCTGCTTGGAGTAGCCGTACTCCAGTTTTTGCGCATACGGCAAGTTGTTGGTTATGAAAATTGACTTGTCGCCAACCTTCCACCGACCGATCACGTCGCGCAGCATGTAGATTGATCCGTCGCCGCCAGTTTTGGCGGAGCCAACCGCGGCCGCGCTCTTGTAGCCCACAGAAGTGACCCAGTTGTTCTTGAATCGCCCTGTGTCAACCGGGCTCATGTCGATCAACGAGCCGCCCATATCAAGAGCGACCTTGCGCACCACCAGCTCGGCCTTATCGCCCGCCTTCTCACACAGCTTGGCAAGATCAGCAGCAAACCCCATCACACACCTCGCAACTGGACGATGTACAGCACTGGCTGCCCAGCAGGAGCCACCGCTCCTACGTTCTTGACCGTGAAGGTCTTATTCACACCCAAATGCATGGCCGTGACCGTGTGCGCCGTGCTGGGCGTGACCGCGATCTGCGGCGCCAGCAGCAGCTTTTGGTCGCCGTGCATGATGGTGGTGCCGTCGATTTCCCGCTGGGTGTAGTCCAGCAGCACGCCGATGCCCTTGGCTGTCGTGGCCGGATTCGCAGGCACAACGCCAACGCCGGGGACGTAGCCGCCGCCTGAGCCGGGGATGTTCAGCGTGACCGCCTGCCCCGCTTCCTCGATGGCAGCCAGTGCATCGGCTGCGATTTCGTCGTAGTCGATGGCCATGGCCTACCCCCGCACCAGCTTGACGCTGTACCCGCTGCCCTCAGTCAAGCCACGCAGCAGGTTGTCGATCACAGGGAAAGCCGTCTTGCCGCCCTGCACGCCCTCTGCCCACTTGGTGGTGATCGGCCCCACGGTGGATTCGGTTTTGACCCGCCCATCCGTGTCCTTGAGCAGTTGCCCCTTGGATGCCCGCACAGCCGCTTCGCAGCAGGCAGCTTTCACGCGGTCATGCACTGACGCAAGGTGCTCAGGCGCGATGCTGTAGGCCGTCAGCAGGTACTGCGTGGCCTGGCGCAATGCAACCTCTTGCTTGACTTCTTCGGCAGGCCATGTGTGCCCATAGTTGCCCATGTAAGCCGCAGCATCTTCAAGGCTCACAAGGCTGTCATAGCCCTCAGTTGGTGCGACTGTCAGCATGGGTTACTCCTTGGGGGCTTCGCCTTCGTGCTTGGGCTGCTCGCCTTCGGCTGGTTTTTGGCCGGCTTCAGGCTCTGCTGGCTTTTCAGCCTTAGCTGGTTGCTTTGGCTCTTTGCCCTGCTTGGTCGCCTGCGCCTGCTGGGCTGGCTTTTCAGCCTTAGCTGGCTTGGGGTTCGGATCAAAGATCGCATCAATGATGCGCACCCCCTTGGCCACCAGCTCGGCCTTGCGCTCAGGGCTGACCGGGTGCGGTTCGTAGTGAATAGGCTTTTCTTGTGTGCTCATGCGTCACCTATGAAAAAAGGGGCCGAAGCCCCTTTGGTTGATGGATGGCCAATTACTTGGCAGCGTCACCGATCAGCGCAACACCAGCGGTGTGCTTGATGTCGGCAGCAACCTTGTCCCAGTTGGAGCCGGTGCCCAGGGCTGCATCGGCAGGCGACTTGCCACCGTTGGCCTCGTCCCAGGTGTAGCCCTTCAGGCCCAGGCCAAAGGTGTAGTCCACCTGCATCGTGGTTTCGATGCGGGTTTGACCGTTGGTGGTCTCGATGTTGGAGATCACGTCGCCTGCGTCGTGCACGATGGCCGCGCCTTCTGCCAGGCCCAGCACGTATTCCTTGTTGGGAGTGCCGGTCACGTACAGCGCAGGGGCATCGGTCACCACCACAGCCTTGCCCAAGATGTCCACCACACGCACATTGCCCGCTTGGAACAGTTGGGCGGCGTTGGCCAGGTTCTGGCCGATCAGCTTGTGATAGACCGAGCCGGTCATCACGTCAGCCACGATGTCGCCGGAGCGGTCACCGAACTTGGCGTGGGCGTTGTTCAGGCCTGCATAGGTCACGCCAGCCGTCGCGGACACATCCACAGTCGCGCCAGCTTGGTTGGCGATGGCAGCGCGCAGGGCCAAGATGGCCGTGTTCAGCTGGTCAGCCAGCAGTGCCTCGGCAAAGTTGCGGCTGGCCACTTCCACTCCCTCGGTGGTGGGCTTGTTGAGCCAGGTCAGCTGCGAAGGCTCGAAGCGGATGGGGCCAAAGCCGCCAGCCACCTTCACGGAGCTGTGCTTGAGCTGGGTCAGGTCAGTCGCTGCAGCCGTAGTTTGAGTGGCATAGCGGTTCACGCGGCGCTGTGCAGAGTGGATGGCGGCAAAGAACGATTCCTGCAGAAAGTCGCCATCGAATGCGCCAGTGGTCAGGCGAATGGTGCCGTTGGAGGCTGCATTGAACTTCGCAATCATCTGGCCCAGCGTCTCGATGGTCGCAGGCATGATGTATTGGTTGAAGACTTGCATTTGAGAGAGGGACATGGTTTAGCCTTTCGCTAATTCAGGGAAACGGGATGCGATGGCGGCCTGGCGCGATGCACGATCGCCACCGAGATCGCCTCGGGTTGTTGAAGAGCCAGCACCTGAACCACCCGCACCGGAGCCACTGGCGCCCGATCCCTTGAGGATTTGCTCCTTGTTGGGATAGGCATCTACCAGAGTCGACAGAGCTTCATCGAAGCCTGCGTGCTCACTGGGGTTGGCCTTGCTGTAGATGGCTTGGCCGTCTTTGCCATAGGCCACCACGCGCCCGTTTTCGACCTTGAAGGCACTGCCAAATGCGGCTTGCACCAAGTCGGCAGGGATAGCCAGGCGCTCAGCGATGACCTTGGAGCGGGCAAAGTTGCCGCCGATCAGCTCGTTGTGCAGCTGCTGCTCCAGTGCCTGCTTGGCCTTTTCAGCCTCTGACAGCTTGCCTTCCCAGTTCTTGGTGATCTCGCTTCGCACCTTTTCCACCTCGCCAGCGTCGATCAGCTTCTTCTGATCCAGCTTGGTGATGGTGTCCAGCGCCTTGGCAGCTGCTTCGGGGTCGATGCCTTCAAACGCCTTGAGCGCCTTCTCTGCCGTTTCTGCGCGTTCGCGGTGCCCCTTGGCCTCGCCGTTCAAGCGCTTGATGGCTTCGGTGGTGCCCGCAGCGTCAAAGACCACGTCTTGGCCTGCGTCGTCCACATAGACGGGCTTGCCGTCTTGCACGACCACGTGACCATTGGCGTCCAGCTTGAGTTTCATGTGCTTGCTCTTTCCGGCCATCCGGCCTGTGCTTTGGGCTATCCAGCCCGGTGCGCCCTACTTGGCATCCGCCGTGTTCGGGCAATAAAAAACCCACCGGGATTGCTCCAGGTGGGCGGGAAAAGAAAAAGCCAGCGCGAGGCTGGCTTGACATTTATTAGGGTTGAGGTGGGCTGTAGTTCGGCAGGAAAACCAGCTCGCTGTAGTTATCAAGCTGATCCACTCGATCTAGGTACCCATCAGTGTGAACCATTGGCACAACTTGCTCCGCTTCATCTTCTTTGATTAGCGCAAAACAAACTACCGGATCATAAAAATCCGTCATGTCAGTGTATGTGGCATACCAGCCGGAGGCCGGCATGATCTGAATGATCTTGTATTCCATAACCCCTCCAATTGCGAAGAGAGCATCCTACTTCACCAGCTTGGGCTTCGTCCGCCTTGGCTTTGGCTCTTTGACGATGCGTGGCCTGGGCGGGATCAGGTCCACGATGATGCCGCGCTTCCAGCAGTGGGCGCAGATGCCCTTTTCGATCACCGTGCCTGCCTTGATCTTGCCGCCCACGATGCGATCCCCGTTGCGGATCATCAGCGTGTCCCTGCCGCCGCAGCGGCTGCACTGCAACATGCCGTCAGGGCGTGCAATGTCCTTGATGCGCTCGACCATGGCGGCCTTGCGATCAGGTGGGGTGGGCGGGACAAGTTCCAAAGGCATCGCGCCATTGTGCCTACAACCCCGCCCGCTTGAAAGCCTCAGCATCGCGCTTTCGCAGGTCGTCCAAGGTCAGCAGCTCGCCTCTGGCGCTGTACAGATCAGCCATTTCCAGCTTTCCCTGCCGCAGCAAGCGTCCGCGCGTCGGCCCCAACACCTCGTCCTGACGCTTGGCGTTTTGCTTCTTGATCCAGTCCGCATAGCTGGTGTCAGCCGGTAGCTGGCCGTCCATGCTGGCCCGCGTCTTGCCGCCCACCTCAATCTCCGGCACATCGATTCCAAGCTCCTTGAAACTCTTGAGCACCGGCACTTGACCGGAGCGGCAGCGCCAGTGCAATCGACCCGGCCCTGCGCCCCACGGCACCTTGTGGCCAATCGGCTTGTGATCGTCAGGCGTGTACAGCTTCCGGTCACGAATGCGGCACTGCGGGCTTGTGCGCAAATCCAGCGTGGCTGACCACTGCAGCGCCTTGAGCAAGTCCGTGTTGGCCTGCATCACGTTGTCCTGCGCCACGCCCGCCATGTGCGCCACCGCTGTACGGGTGACAGCCTCCACATCACGCCGGTCGCGCTCGATGATGCCGTCTGAGTAGCCCTTGGCCCTGGTGCCGCGCAGCTCACGGATGATCTGGTCGGTGGTCTTGCCCTCCACAAAGCCCTGGGCAATCGTTTGCCGCACACGCTGCATCTTGTTGCGGTCAAGGTCAGCCCACACGCCTTTGAGCAGCACGCCTTGGAACGGGCGAGCCATCGCAGCCGCATAGACCTGCTCAGCACTCACCGCAGCCACGTGCACCACCACCGGCAGGTGCTCGGTTAGCATCTGGTGTTGGTAGCTGACCTCATAGCCCACGAACTCGCGCAGCTCTTTGGTCAGCTCTTGGCCCAGCTCGGCATAGGTGGCCGCTGACATAGCGCGCACGCTGGTCAGCAGCGACTCCAGCCGCTCCATGGAAAACAGCGTTGGGTCGAAGTCGGCCAGCTTTTCAGCCAACTCAGCCATCAGGCGCTGGTCGGAGCGGTTGAGCACGGCCAGCAGCCGGTGCATGACGCCCGTGGTGTAGCCCTGCAAGGCGACCTGATGCCGGATCGATTCGTCTTGCAGCAGGTCGTTCACAGATTCCATCATTCAGCCCCTACGGTTCCCAGCGATGGCTCGCTTTCTTTGGCTTTGGACACTTCGGTTTCAACGTCCAAATCGGGCGAAAGTACGCCCCGCCGTTGTTGCTCACGCAGCGCGGTTTCCTTGGTGATCAGGCCACCCTGCGCCATAGTCACCACCAGCTGCGCGCTGGCATCGGTCAGGCTGTTGGCCGCAAAGTCCTTGAACAGCGACACAGAGCCACCCTCGCCCGCCTTGATCCAGTCGGCCATGAACTGAAGGGCTAGATCAAGCGCATCCTCAAAGTTTTCGACGATGCGCTGCAGCATGGACTTGTTGGCCTCGGCGTCGTTGCTGGCCTCTGTCGCAGTGCGTTGCCCGGGCGTGGCCACCAGCAATTCGGCGCCTGTCTGGATCATCTGCTGCTCCAGGGCTTGCAGCTCCGAGCGGCCAGCATTAACCGATTCAGCCGAGCCTTGGATCACCTCAGCCTTGGCATTGGGTGGCAGTCGCACGGCCATGTCCGAAGCCATGACGATCTTGTCGTCATTGGTCAGGCCGCTAAACACCAGCAGGCGCTTGCGGGCAAACCGGGCGTTTTCGTCCTGGTCGCTCTGGTGCTGCCAGTGCTTGATGTTCAGATCAGCCAGCGACAGCAGCGGAGGCATGCCCAGCATGAAGCCCTTGCGGATGCCGTACAGCGGCACGAATGGGATGTAGCTCAAGGTCGTTGTGCCCTGCTCCTCCAGCACATAGGCCGTCTTGCTCTGGCTGGATCGCTCCACCCACAGCTCCCACTTGCCAGGCTCCAGCACGCGCACGCAGTTCACCACCGTGGTGCCGTAGCCGTCGTCCTCTTCCTTGGTTTCCTTGATGCGCAGCTGGGTGAAGACCACCTTGTCGCCTGCGCGCTGGGTCTTGTAACCCAGGATCTGGTCGTGCTTGATGTGCACCATGTAGGGCCGCGCCCCCATAGCCTTCTCGTCTGCTTGCGTGCGGGCCTGGCCTTCGGTCTTGGTGTAGTCCACCAGGATGCCGCCAAAGCCGTACTGAATGGCCGAGGTGTTGAACACGTCCGAAGCAAAAGCGTGCAGGCTGCGGCCTTCGCCGTCCACATTGCCAACGTAGGCCTCGACTGCTGCAGGCACCTTGTTCAGCGTCAGCTCTTTGGCAAAGGGCTTGCCCGCCATCACGCCGCAGGTGCGCTCAAAGGCCGGGAACAGCGTCGATGTGCTCAGGCGGTAGGTGTAGTCGTCGTCGCTTTCTGCTGGCTGCTTGGGCAGGTAGGTTTCTTTGGCCTTGCGCATGGCGGACGTACCACCGAGCAAAGCCTCAATCTTGGGCCAATGCGCGGCCATCGCGTCCAGCTTGCTGTCGCGGTCTTGTACTTGCAGTGCCATATGGCCTCACATTCGGAATTGCTGCACCTGGGCTGTCTTCTTGACGATGGGCCACAGGTACGCGATGGGGTAACCTGCCGCGTCGTTCAAGTGATCGAGGCCATTGGACTTGTCAGGCTCGCCGTTTTTGTCATAGACCTGCTGCTCCAGCGATTCGGTCAGCTTGGGGCAGCGCAGTGTGTTGACCTTCAGGCGCCGCACGCCGTCACCGTTGCAGATCAGGGCGTTCACAGCGTTGATGCGGTCAGCCACCGCAGGATTGGTTGGGTTTGCGCGCACGGTCAGGCCGTGTTCACGCAAGATGGAAAGATCGGACTCGCTGGCGTTCTTGCTGGAGCTGTTGCCACCAGAGGCATCGGGGTACACCGTCACGGCATGCCCTTTGGCTTGGAAGCGCTCACGCAGCAGCCTTGCCATGTATGGCGTGTCACGTCCGTCTGTGATCTCTTCCACTGCCACCGGCCAGCCGTCACGCTCCACATAGACCACCGCAGACATCTTCAAGCGGTTGAAGTCCATGCCCACCATTAAGGGCTCACGCTCTTGGATGGACTCAAAGCTGTTGTTCAGCACCCGGTCAAAGTCCGGGTAAATGCTGCCCGAGGCCAAGTTGACGAACTGCCCGCGCAAATAAGCTGCAATCAACTGCTTGGGGTAGCTCTCAAACAGCGACGGGATGTAGTCCGCGGGCAGGTTCTTGGCGTTGTCATAGGTGCTGGCCTGAATCAAGCCATACAGCCCCGCCAACGATGGCTTCTCAGCCGGAGCCTTCTTGAACTGCTGATAGGTGAACTTGAACCCTTCCGGGGTCGTTGTCACGTCCACGCCGTTTTTCAGCCCGTCCGCGTTGTAGCGCATGCGAGCGATGATCTTGCGCCAGGCCTGCTCAGCCTTGGGCGTGGCCATCACGTCCAGCTCGTCCACCAAGGCATGCCCGATCTTGAAGCCCACAATCGCTTGGGGCCGGTCCATCGAGCGACAGATCACCGTGGTGCGGTACTGCCTGCCAGAGTAGAAGTCCACTTCCTTGTTGGACTCCTTGATGTCTACCCGCAGCCCCCAGTCATGGGCCACCTCTTCAATGGTTGGGTAGAAGATGTCCCGGATCTGCGGGAAGCTGGGGGCGAAATAGCCCGCATTGATGCGTGGCCACTCCCAGGCGTGGGCACACAGGCCTGCACAACCTACCCAGGTCTTGCCAGAGCCAAAACCAGCCACAAAGGCGCGGTACTTGGATTCCATCGCCAAAAAGCGAGACTGGGGCACGTTAAGCGTCGGCATCGTCGGCCCTCGCGTCTACTACGTTGACCACCACTTTCGCGGGCAATGGCTTGTCATCCTCGCCGCTGTCGCTCTCTGGCTTGTCGCGCCATTTCTTGGGCTGCCGGTTCTTCAGCCAGAAAATGCCCGCCGTGGTGTCTGGCGGGTAGTGCTTCACCATCGGCGTGATCACCACCTTGTTGTTGATGACCTTGATGTCGCTGTCCGGGTGCTCATAGCCAGTCGCCCGGTGGAACAACTTGGCTGCCACCTCTGCATCGGCCAGGGCCTTTCCACCCTTTAAGGACTCAAGAAACTCAGGGTGAGCCTTCTTCCAAGCATTCAGGGTTTGCTCAGACACTCCAAAGAACTCAGCCAGCTCTTTATCGATCATTCCCAGCTTGCACAGCTTCTTGGCTTGGTCGGCGAATTCTGGTTTGTATCTACTGGGCCGGCCAATAGCTTTCTTCACCGGCGCAGCCTTCTTTGCCGGTTTGGTTGCCATGGCTGGGCCTTTCAATTACTGGATTCGCCCATAGCAGTGCACCAGGTGCGGCTTGAAGCTCCCCGCGTAGATCGGATAAACCGAGCGAAACAATGTTGGGTAAACATCAATACTCCCAGGCTCGCGAAGACTTTCCCGCAGCGGCTGGTGTGCGCGCCACACAATGCCAGCCTCGACATCCACGCTGGTGACGTGCTGCAGCTTTTCGCCTGAATCCATACAGATGATGTCAGTGCCTGCCATATGAATCCTTGAATGGGTGCCAGCCACAGCCAAGCGTGAACCCTTGGGCGCGTGGGGTTGCGGGGCGTTGCTCGGTGTGGCTGGCGTAACTCTCTTTGCGCTGCACCCCAGGGGATGCAATGCAAAAAGCCCCAACAGCTGGGGCTTCTTGTCAGTGCCGGCACTCAGCCAGCGGGGCCACGGCTCAAGTACTTGGGCACATGCGCCACGTGGGCGAGAGCACCGGGCGTTCGCGCTTAGCCATGGCGGCGGCGAATGCCTGCACCTTCACCAGCAGCACGGGCTTGGCCTTCTTGGCGCCAGAGCTGTGACTTGCCAGCGCGCAAGCTTCCTTGAAGTGGTAGCCCACCAAGCGGCACACAGCGGCAATGGGTTGAACAACGGCCGCAGCAACAGCGTGACCAACGAGTGCGCATGCGGCCAAAGCCAGCGCGGCGAGACGAGAACGCGGCATGTACATAGCCAGCCTTTCAAGGAGTAGAGCTGCGGCTACAGCGGGAGTCCTAGCCATAACGGGAAATTGGGCGCCCTTGAGGTCTTACGCCATGAGCGCAGGGCGCGGCCAGTTGTCTGTGTGCCAGCTACCCTCGATAGCTCAAGGGGGATTCATTCGCGCCGTCAAGCCACTCGGGCGCGACCACGGCTGGCCCGTGGGATGCTTCAGGGGGCCACCCCAGCCTTAGCACCCCATGCGTGATGCATGCTTTGCCGGGTGCGGCTGGAGTGGCGGAAACGAAAAAGCCGCCCGAAGGCGGCTGTGCTGCTGGCGTAGCAAGTTATAGGACGAGACCTTGTGGATTTATCGCTTGGTTTACAGGCAATGGATTGATCTGCTTCCATTCGATACCCCTGTCCAGGTAACCGGCTGCGATTTCAGTTTTGGCTGTCCACGCAGACCCATCGTCTGCTACTGCAAGCAACGCCACGGCCCCGATTTCATTTGGATCGGGTATAGCTTGAATGCTTTGAAAGGATCTTTTTTGAGCCATCTCGCCTCCTAGTTAATAGAAGGGCAATTTTGGCTGGATGGCCAAAACAAAAAAAGCCCCAGCGATCAAACTGAGGCTTTGTATTTCTGGCACAACAACCCCGGCGCAAACCGGGTACGTTCTGTGCTCTTGCTAACGATTGGCGGACGTTATCACACGTTTACGGCTTTGACAAGCAATCGCTCGCGGTTAATCAGCATCTGGCGCCCATCCTTGACCAGCCGTGCCAAGTCCTGTTTGCTCACCGCAATTGCTTTGCATGCTGCCAATGGGTTGTGCTTGAACACGTAGCACCAGCGGACTGCTTGGCGATGCTTGTCAGGCAACTGCGCCACAGCGCGCTCCACGGCCACGGCCTCATCGTTCTTGATGGGCTCAAGAGGCGCCACACCTTGCTTGGCACGCAGATCCTCCAGCTCTTTAGCAATGCACGGCTTCCACATGGGATGGATTGCCCAATCACGTGAGCCAGACTTGACCCAGCGTGCCCAGTTCACAAGGCGCTCGTGCATCTCCCCCTGGCCTTCCGGAATATGGTCGTAATTCACGTAGTTCTTTTTGCTCAATCTTTGCTCCTACTTTAAAAGCATCAGGCGCTTAACCGTAATGGCTAAGGCGTCAATTTCGTCCATCTTCTTGATCCGCCACATCGCCCGGCGGCCGTGCCATCCGTTGTGGCTCCCCGTGTGGCAGTCCTGGCACAAGGCCACACAGGTGTATTGCTGGTGCTGCTTCACGTGGTGGGCCTCACTGGGGCCCGGTGCATCACAGACGCTGCAGGGCAAGGATTTCACCTTGGCTAAGTGCTCGCGCTCTTTGGCGGTCAGCTGGTTGTTCACGCGATGGCCCCCTGCTTCTTGAGCCACAACGTGCGCTCCTGCACCTTGGATGGCTCGAGCTGGGTGAACTTGTCGCAACTAGCAGCAAGGGCAGATGTGGTGTGCCCTGGGAGTGCCTTCTTTTTGCACTGGGCAAAGCCATGGCGGAACATGCTGCGGTCAGTGCCTTGGGGGTTCCAGTGTTGGCAGTCGAGGCAAGTGGTCATCTCAACACCCTCCCGGCCAGTCCTTTGCGCTTTAGGTAGTCCAGTGCTTTTTCGGCGGATTCATTGCCTGGCGAGGCTTTGCGCAGCTGTTGGACTAGCTTGCGCACCAACATGGCCAACTCGTCCACTTGCCGTGCATTGGTTCCGCAAGGGGTTGTGCAGCCGGACTGGCAAGGCTCGCCAGCAGTCGGGCAGTAATCTTGACGGCTGCTTCTCATTGCTCTGCCTCCCCAAATGCCCTGAATGCCACCTCATGCTCGGCGCCGAAGGCCTCCATCAGCTGCTGCAGCTCGGACATTTCACGCTTGGTCATCTGGCTGGTGGACTGGCCGCAGACCACAAAACCGCCATCTAGGCCGGGGACGACCTTGGTGCGCTTGATGGCCGCTGTGAACACGTCCTTCCACTCGCCCGGGGTGAGACGGTGGCCATGCCAGTTCACCTGCTCGCTGATGTCGCTCAACATGGACCACAGGCGTCGGTTTTGCGCATCGCTGCGCTTCTCCGGACGAATCTCCAGGGTCAGGCGGTGACCGGCCATCACTGCGTTCTTGGCATGGGACCAGGCATGCATGATGGCCTTGTGCGCTTGGACCGGCTCCCACAGGCTCAGGGTGACGCGGTCCATCAGGCCACCTCCAGCCTGCCCCAGTGGGCCAGCAGCACAGCCTCGGCGCGATTGTGGTCCTTCTGGCGCTTGAGGTCGGCCTGGGCACCGGGGTAAAGGCTGCGGGCGGTTTCCAAGGCCTTGTTCTTGTCCGGGCCCAGGCCGTAGGCGCGCTTCCAGCTCTGGGGCGACACGTAGCGGATCGGGTACTTCAGGCACTCCAGCACCGTTTCGATCGCGCCCAGGCTGCGCAGCAGGCTCGCCTGGGTCTGCAGCGCGTTGCCATCGCCGCGGGCGTGCACCTGCTCCAGCACCACCTGGGCGCTGCCCTCGCTGGCCGGGCAGTGTTTCAGCAACAGCTGGCAAAGGGCGCGGCCGTCGATCTTGCGTTTCACCAACGCCTTGGGTCCAGCCCCGGGCACAGGCATGGTGGGCAGGTCGAAAACAGCGCGCACCCCCAGGTGGTCGACCACAGCGCAAGCACCCGTCAAACCTGGGTCAATTCCAATCACGATCATTGCTTGTTGCTCCTGTTTTTTCTTCGTTACTGCCACGATTGGCGACCATCCAGCCCCAGGGCCTGGCGGTAGGCATGCACCTGGTGGGAGCCCAACTTCTCGCCGCGCTCATGGCGGGCCTTGAGCTTCAGCGCCCAGCCCTTGGGGTCGACCGCCGGCAGCTTGGTCAGCTTGGACTTCACGCCCCCCACCACCTCGGCCACCTTCTGAGGGTCTTGCGCGGGGCGCGGCAGTTGCTTTGGCTCAGCCTTTGGCGCTGCGCGACACAGGTCGCGGAACTCCAGCACGTTGGGACACCTGCTGGGCAGGTGGGCCAAGGCGTACTTGATGTCGCCAGCCGTGAAGCCGTCCAGGTGCTTGCGCCACACCGCCTTGGTATCCGCCAGAGGGGCATCACCATGGCTGCGCACCCAGGCCGCGCCGTAGATGGCCCACAGCTCGGAGAACAGCAGGCCCAAAGGGCTGGTGTCAGGGGTTTGGTCTTGGCTGCTGTGCATGGCTTAGCCCTCCAAAGCGTATTGCGGCGTGCCGGGCGTGATGTCGATCACGCGGTGGTCGTTGGCGGGACGCTGGCGATCTGGGTGCACTCGTCCGGTCATCGCTTCCCAGCGCGCCATTGAGGCCTCGCGGTCCTGCTGGGCGAAGGACTGAGGCTGCTGGCGCTGCGTCGGCATCTGCTGCTGGCCACGCTGGTGCATCCACTCGGCCTTGAAGCCTCGCCAGCCGTTGGAACAGCACGTCACCAAAGCCTGCTCCAGCGTGTAGCCAGCCCGGCAGGCCTCCCGGTAGATCCCGTCGATGGCGGTTTGCGTCACCGCGGCTTTGAGGGTTTTGCGAAGTTGCAACCAATCCGACCAGGTTTGATCGGTCACGCAATCGGGCTTGGCAGGAACAGTCGAGCGCGCACGCGCTGTATTCTTTTGTTCATTGGTATGTTCAATGGACTGTTCTTTGCGTGTAGCCGAATCGGCTAGGGGGGGTGTAGCCGAATGGGCTACCGTTTGAGTAGCCGAACGGGCTACCGTTGCCGAATCGGCTACCGTAGCCGAACGGGCTACTGTTGTTGGGGTCAACAAGTCAGGCACGCAGAGGGTGTAACGGGTCGATTTCGAGTGCCCACCACTACCCTCTTTTTGAAGCCAGCCCAAGTTCACAAGCGCGGTGGTTGCACTGCTGATGTTGGAAGGGTGCATGCCGGTGCGCTCAGCAATAGCAGCACGTGAAGGCCACACAGTGTTGGTCACCTTGTTGCGAAAGCTGAAAAGCGCTACCAGCACCCGGGTCTGCTCCAGCGTAAGGCGGCGGTCTTGCACCACTTCAAGTGGCACAACAGCAAATTGAGCATCAGTCATATCGCGGCCTTTGCAATGCGCTGGCTGCGGCGTGTGTCAGCTGGCGTGGGAATGTGGAAATAGCTGTTGCGCGCGGGCGCGTGTGTGCTGGCCACCGCGCGCTGCATGTCACGGGCAATGCGGGACTGTTTGGGCACATCCCAAGCCGTGCGCGTAGGAATCGGCGCCGCTGCTGGATTTCTCACGCTGCACCCCTTTCTTGCTTTGCGACATCGAAAGCTCGGGCAATCAGCTGGTTTTCTGGGAAGCGCGAAACCAGCACCATGGGCACATGCTCACGAACCAGATTCACCAGCCCTTCCTCTTGCGCCAGCAGATACAGGCGCTGGTGGTTGTCGGCCACGCGCAGGGCCAGCAAGATTTCGTAGCACTGGCGCGCGTCATCACTGACGGGAAATTGGGCGGAGGTCATGGGTTAGGCCTCCTGGGTCAAGGCGGGACCGCGGCGCAAATTGCAGCGACGGCACACAGGCTCGACAGCCAGTGGCTTGCTGTAGTCGCGGTGGTCGTACTCAATTGCTGGGCCTTGGCAGTCCACGCAAGCAAGTGTCTTGGGGTCTGCAAGCAGGCCGGCCTTGCGCGCCTTGGCAACAGCTTGATGGGCAAGATATTGAGGCGACGTGAGATCGGGCATGCCTTTTTCTTTGCGGCATTCAGCACAGTGATAGTTGATGCCGCCACCTGTCGTCAGCTCAGAGCATTTGCAGTTGGCGCACACGAAGCGTCGGAGTTTCTGGGTCATGACTCAGATCTCCACCACTTCTTTGCGAAGTGCGCGGCGCTCTTTCGCTATCCATTGGTTGTCTCGTTCCACCGAAGCTGGAATGCCGCGCACTTTCCAGTTCTGGACGCGCTGGACCCCGCCCTTTTTGGGGTCAAATCTCAGGCGCCGCGCCAAATTGGCCGGGCCGCCCAAGCGCTCGATCAGGGCTGCATCTTCTTTGCTCATGGGTGCTTATTAAACACTGCGTTTAAACAAAAGTCAAACGCCGCGTTTAACAACACTTTGTTTAGTAAACAGAGAATCCATTGATGCACCAAGCCGCTCAACGCCTATACCAAGCAGCCCAGGCTCTACGGGACATTTCCGGGCAGTCGGCGGTCGCTCGCGCCCTCAACGAATCACCTCAGACCGTCAAGAACTGGGAAACGCGGGGTGTATCCAAAGCGGGCGCACTGAAGGCGGAGGAATTACTGGGCATCCGCGCCGCATGGGTGCTTAAAGGCGAAGGGGAAATGAGTGCAATGGCAGGCGCAGCCTTTCACCCAAACGCCAAGCCCATCCCACTTGGCATGCGCCCATACCCTGTGATCTCGCACGTCCAGGCCGGCGCGCTGAAAGAGATTGCCGTTCCCTACGGGCCCGGTGATGGCTTCGATGTGGAGTACGGCGACGACGACGCATCGCAGTGGTCGTTCTTTCTGGAAATCGAGGGCGACTCCATGCTCCCCGACTTCCGGCCTGGTGACCGCGTGCTGATCGACCCTGATGTGTCACCCAACCCGGGTGACTTTGTGGCGGCCCGCAACACCAAAGAAGAAGCCACCTTCAAGAAGTACCGCGTGCGCGGTATTGATGAATCAGGGCACGAAGTTTTCGAGCTTGTCCCCTTGAATGACAACTACCCCGTGCTGCGCAGCGATGAGCGCCACCTGGTGGTGATCGGCACGATGATCGAGCACCGTAGGAAGTTTCGCCGGAAGTAAGACCACAACTAAGCCAGCGCCAGTTATCAAACTCACTCTAGCTACAGCCCGCCCCGAGCGGGCTTTTTTTCGTCTGTGTGGTGTGTGGTCATGGGGGGATTGTGAGCTTGCGCAAAAAAATTACACAACACGTTTAAACAAAGTGTTTGACACGCGTTTAAACGTGGTGTTTAATTCACCCATCGCAGCACCAAACCGCGAAACACCCAAGGCCCAGCGATACGGGGCCGAAGCCGACAGGAAGCAAAGGCGGGGTTAGCTCCAACGGGAGCGATGCAACACCGGTGCTGCGTGAGCGAAGGAGCGATCCGAGCTAACCGCTTTGACTCTGGGCCTATCGAGGCATGCCAAGACCAGACGAGTGCGAAGGCCAAGGTGGGCACTGCAGCCCCTTGCGATGACCGGCAACGATCGCAATGAGGTCTTCTGTTGGACCAAGAGAAGAAAGCAACAGCACAACGCCAACCCCGAGCGGTCAATCGGGGGCCATCCGGCGATCCCTCCGCACGACATGCGGGTCTCACGCTCCAGGCCTTCCCTCTCTTGGGTCTGGAGCGGTGCTGAGGGATCGCCAGATGGTGAACGCGCAGTTGCGATGCGCGAGTGTCTAGGAGACTGGAAGCGGCCAAAGCGGGACACCGCCCATGGCGAAGAAGGTGCCGGCCTTCAATCAAAAACCGGGAAATAGGCAACCCCCAGCCAAACGACATGCGTATCAACCTTGGCGGGCGCATGCGGGGATCGGATCCACAACACGCGGAAGCAAGCCGGACAAGCAACCGGCCACCATCGTCCATTTACAGCCGGGCCTGGGGGTCTCCTCCCTCCCTCTCTTCTCTTCCCCAGGCGTGCCGCAAGGCACCGGCTCTTTCTTCCCCTGCCCGCCTCCCGCGGGCTTTTCTGTTTCTGGAGGTCGTATGAACGCACGTCAACCGGTGGGCTACTTCGGCCCCACCAGCGACCCCAGCGCCGATGCCGCGCGCTGGGAGGATGAACAAGAAGCCGCGCAGGCCATGCGGGAGGTTGCCGAGCGGCAGGCCCCGCTGATCGTGCTGCAGCGCCTGCAGGCCATGACGCAGCCCGCCGACTGGTCCAAGGACTGCATCTGCACCGGCAAATGGTGGGCGCCCTTCGAGATCCTGGATGCAGCGATGGAGAACGGTGACGACGCCACGCTCTCCGCGGTTGCCGAGCTGCTGACCAGCCCGCACGCGGCCAAGCTGCACCAGGTCCTGGCCACATGGTTCGGCCAGAAGCACGCCCTGGACATTTATCACGAAGAGGTGGTTCAAGCCCATGCACATGTTTGACATCCCCCCGGGCCCGGCTGAGGCCGACTTTGGCTACAAGCCCCCTCCCCAGTACCCGCCGCCAGCGCCCCCTGAAACGGTGCGCGAGCTGCTGGCCCAGCACCCCGAAGCGCTCGAAGGCAGCGCCGACGCAATTTGAAGGAGACGACAGCATGCGATTTCTGATCAAGGTGGCCGGCACCCAGTACCACGGCATCTTCCCCAGCAACGATGCGGCGCACGCCGATGCACTGGAGCGCTTCCCCAAGGCGATGGCCGTGGTGGTGCTGCGCAAGGAGCATGCATGACCCCACCCATCCCGCTCCAGCGCCTGCCGCGCAAACGCCCCATGAAGCCCGCCACTGTGCGGGCTTTCTTCTGGTGGGTAGCCACCGTGTGCATCAGCACTGCCTGTGCTGGCGTTATCTCCAGCTGCACATGAGCTGCCCCACCGGCAAGCAGCCTCTGGACTACGAGCGCGCCCAGAAGCTGGCCCGCAAATCCAGCGCCTCCCACAGCCACCCCATGACTGCCTACAAGTGCACCGCCTGCGGCTGGTGGCACCTGGGGCAGCCAGCCAAAAAGCCCAAGCGGCTTCCCGTCGTTCGCAAAAACAACCACCAAGTGAGGTTTGCATGAATGCAGTCACCACCCAACAGGCCAGCACGGCCTTGCGCCCAGCCAGCCAGTTCGATCTGAGCCCTCAGAACTTCGAGCAGGCGCTGACCTTCTCTGGCTATTTGGCCGAAAGCGATCTGGTCCCCAAGGACTTCAAAGGCAAGCCCGGAAACTGCCTGATCGCCATGCAGTGGGGGGCCGAACTTGGCCTGAAACCTCTGCAGTCACTGCAGAACCTGGCTGTGATCAATGGCCGCCCGGCGCTCTGGGGTGATGCAGTGATCGCCCTGGTGCTGGCCAGCCCTGTCTGTGAGTACGTGGTCGAAGAGGACGACGGCAAAACTGCCATTTGCCGCGTGAAGCGCAAAAACGCGCCCGAGCAGGTTCGCACCTTCAGCATGGACGACGCCGTGAAGGCCGGTCTGGCCGGCAAAGCTGGTCCGTGGACGCAGTACCCCAAGCGCATGCGCCAAATGCGCGCCCGCGCCTTTGCGCTGCGTGACGTGTTCCCGGATGTGCTGCGCGGCATGCCTATCGCAGAAGAGCTGCAGGACATAGCGCCCAGCGACCAATCCGCACCCGTCGAAAAGAGCATGGGTCCTGCGGAAATCGTGCAGCCCGAATGGCCGGCTGACAAGTGGGCCGCACGTCTGCCATCGATTCTTGACGGCATCGCCAACGGCAAGAGCATTGAGGACGCGCTGGCGTGGCTGGGCAGCAAGGGCAAGGTCACGCCGGCCCAGGAAAAGCAACTGCGCGATGAAGTTGCCAAGCTGCAAAAGCCAGTCCACGACGCCTCCCCCGATGCACCCAACGTGGACCCTGCAAAGCTGACGGCGGATATGAAGGCATGCACCGACCTGGACAAGCTCTACGAGCTGGCCGGCCTGATCGAAGCCATCACCGACGAGGCCACAGCGCTGCGCCTGAATGAAATCTTTACCGCGAAACAAGTTGAACTGGAGCAAGCATGAAAACCATCCACAACCTGATCCAGGGCAGCGCCGCTTGGCACCAACACCGAGCGACAGCGCGCAACGCCAGCGATGCCAGTGCCATGATGGCCTGCAGCCCCTACAAGTCGCGCACCGCGCTGTTGAAGGAGCGTGCCACTGGCATCACCCCCGAGGTGGACGCCGCCACGCAGGCGCGCTTTGATCGCGGCCACGCCATCGAGGAGGCTGCCCGCCCGCTGGCCGAAGCCTTCATTGGCGACGACCTCTCGCCGGTCATTGGCACCACGGACGACGGCTACCTGTCCGCCAGCTTTGACGGCTTGACCTTCTGCGGCACGATTGCCTGGGAGTGCAAGAGCTGGAACGAGAGCAAAGCCCAGGTCGTGCGCGACGGTCATGTGCCGCAGGCCGACTATTGGCAGTGCGTGCAGCAGCTGGCGGTATCCAACGCGCAAAAGCTGATCTACACGGTCACGGACGGCACGCCGGAGCGCACTGTGCACGCCACCTTGCTGCAAAGCGACGTAGTGGATGACCGCGCCGCCCTGCTGGCCGGCTGGGAGCAGTTCGACAAAGACCTGGCTGCCTACGACCCTACCACCGAACGCCCTGCCCCAGCCGTGGCCGCGCCCATCGAAAGCCTGCCTGCAGTGGTGGTACAGGTGCAAGGTGCGCTCACGGTGACGGGTAACCTGGACGCCTTTGGTGATGCCCTCCGTCAGTTTATTGGTCGCATGCCAACCAAGCCCGCAACCGACCAAGATTTTGCGGACTTGGAAGCGGGAAGCAAGGCGCTGAAAAAGGTTGAAGACGCCTTGGATGCAGCCGAGGATGGTGCCCTGGCTCAAATCAGCCCTGTTGAGCAGATGCGCCGCATCAAAGCCGACCTGAAGAACCTGGCACGCACCACGCGCCTTGTTTGGGACAAGTTGGTATCAGCAGAAAAGGATCGTCTGCGAACGGCGCTTGTGACTGGTGCACAGACCCAGCTGGATCAGCACATTCAAGCCCTGAACCAGCGCCTGGGTGCCAACTGGCTGCCCCGCGTGGCTGGTGGCTTCGGCGAGGTTATCAAGGGCAAGAAGTCGCTGGCCAACATGGAAGACGCTGTGGCTGTTGCTTTGACCAACGCCAAGCACGAAGCCAACCAGCTGGCCGACCGGCTGGAGGCCAACCGCCAGCACCTGGTGCAAGACGATGGCGACTGGATTGCCCTGTTTGCCGACTTCGCCACCGTGGGCACCAAGGCGGCGGAAGACTTCCAGGCCCTGGCCTCCCTGCGCATCGGCAACCACAAGCAGGCCGAGGCCGCGCGTCTGGAAGCCCAGCGAGAGAAGATCCGCGCCGAGGAAGCCGCGCGCCTGGAGCGCGAGGCGGTGGCCAAAGCCCAGCAGGACGCGGAACAGGAGCGCCTGCGCATCCAGCAACAGGCCCAGCGGGAGCAGGCGGAGATTGCCAAGGCACAGCAGGCCGGTACGCTGGCAGCACCTGTGGCGCAGGACCTGGCCGGCCTGGTGCAGGACAAGGCCGTCGAGGACGTGGCCGGCATCGATGCGCAGCAGGCCATCGCCGCGGCGCAGACCAGTGCTGCTGCCGACGACGGCCAGACCATGACACTGGGCCAGTTGAACGCCCGCATGGAAAGCATGGGCCTGGGCAAGATCAGCGCAGCCACGCTGGAACACCACGGGATCCCGTTCACCAAAGAGCGCGCCGCGGTGCAGATCACCAGCGGCAACGCCCGCCGCCTGATGCTGCTGCTGTCCATGGGCTACCGCAAGCTGGCCGACGAACTCCAGGCAGTCGCCGCCTAAAAACAATAGCAACCAGCGCACACACAGTGGGCGCTTTCCCTTTTTTCAACAGGAGAAAACCGTGAACAAAACCGAACTGATCGAGCACGTCGCCAACAACGCCGACCTGTCCAAGGCTGCGGCAGCGCGCGCCTTGGAGGCCACGCTCTCCGCTGTGCGCCAAACGCTGAAGAAGGGTGGCAAGGTCCAGCTGACGGGCTTCGGCACCTTTGAGGTGAGCAAGCGCGCGGCGCGTACCGGCCGCAACCCGCGCACCGGCGATCCAGTCAAGATCGCTGCAGCGCGTGTGCCCAAGTTCTCCCCGGGCAAGGCCCTCAAGGATGCGCTGAACTGATAGCAAAAACCGTAGCAACGACTGTAAGCCTGCTCTAACCAGCAGGCTTTTTTAATTCCTAAAGGAAACCGCCGAATGTTCCAACTCGTAGAGCCCACCCAGGTCACGATCACCAATGCCAACCCCCGCCGGGAACTGCACGGCGAAGAGAAAGTGCGCGCCATTGATCTGGCCTTCATCCTCAAGGGCGACAACAAGCTGCTCGACCTGATCCAGGCCGGCTTGCGTGAGCACCACTTCTGCAATCATGCGGCTGACGCACACCAAGAATCACTGCTCCCCGACGAGCTGATTCCTCTGCCCAACCTGCGCCAGCCCAACCTCCCCACCACGTACCACTACCAGAAGGGTGTGAAGCTGCGGGGCTACCGCTTTGTGTGGGACTTCGGCACACAGGACGACTACGTGGACTTCCAGGATGCCGTGCTGGCCAACCTGCAGTACGAAATCTTCGAAGGCGGCAGCGTGGAGGTCAAAGGCACCATCCAGTACAACGGCGAGGAACTGCAGGACAACATCCTCTACGGTGAGCTGTCGGGCCTGGCCTCGGAAGAACCCATCTACATCAAGCTGCTGGCACCTGCCACGGCCCAGGTGGCCAAGAAGGGATACCGCGCAGGCAAGCCGGACACACAGCCTGCTCCTGGCAAGGATCCCAACCAGCGTGAACTGGACGAGGACGGCCAATCCCCAGAAGACGCTTTCGCTGCTGCAGCCATGGGCCAGGTCTGGTCACGCGGCTGTGATGAAGAGAAGTTCGACAGCATCGATGACCTGCTGGAAGCGACGTGCGCCGAAACCCCGCTGCAGGTTGGCGAGGAGCTGGACCTCGAAACCGAATCGGGTTTGCTGCTGATCATCAAGATCACGGCGCTTGACGAGGGAACCGACAAGGCCAGCTTTGAAATCGTGTCGCAGCTCCCCATGGAGCAAGAAGCGACCTGATCGGTTCACGCATCACCACCAAGCCCGCCACGTGCGGGCTTCTCTTTTGAGAGCAATCAGCACATAGCCCTATGGGCTCTGTCCTGATTTTTCTGATGGAGGTACACCCATGCTTGCCAAAGCAAACGACCCTTTCAACACCACCAAGCCGCGGGCCAAGAGCGTTCAGCGCTCCACCATCCACGTCGAAGACCTGGAGGTGGCCGACGATCCACCGCCACAAAAGCGCAGCATGGGTCCTGGCCGCTACGACGAGCTGTTTGAGTCCATGAAGCCGGGCCAGTGCATCAAGTGCGAGCCGGAGCACACCGGTGCGATCGGCAACGCCCTGCGCAACTGGATCAAGCGCAAGCGCAAGAAGAACCTGGCCGTACAGGCAGCCAGCCACTACCCGGCGTGCAAGGATAAATTGGGCCGCGTCTGGCTTGTGGCCGCGCCAGAGCCTGCCAACGCCAAGCAGCCAATCAAGCGCTGAGCGGAACGCGCGTGCCGTCCTTGGCGATCATGGCGTCCCCCTCGGTCGACAGCACCAGCGGCACGCCCAGGAACTCCTGTTCCCAGTCGGGGTACTTCTTGAAGTTCATGGTGTCGTTGACCAGCTTGCGCGCAGCCACCAGCGCTTCCAGCGTGACCTGGGTCAGCTCAAACCGCTGGGGGTATGCGTTGTCGTTCGCCTTCCAGTGCTCACGCAGGGCACTGACCATGGAGTCGTAGATGTTGGCCATGCGCGAAGTCTACGCGCCACGCCCACTCCCTGAGGCCTTCCCACCCACAACCTAAGACACTGCCCGCCACCGTGCGGGCTTTTGCTTTTCTGGAGCCCTACATGAGCACCACCCCACTGCAAGAGCGCAGAGCCAAAGAAGCCCTGCAGGCCGCCAGGCGCGCCACTGAACGCGACAAGGCCAATCGGCAAGAGCCACAAAAGCGCTGCGCCAGCTGCGGCGCACCCGTCCACCAAGAGCCCGCCGAGGGCGAAGGCCTGCCCTGCGGGCACTGATCAAGGAGCACCCATGAAAGAAACAGGACTGATGTTCAAGGCGCCCCTGGTACGCGCCATCTTGGAAGGCCGTAAGACACAGACGCGGCGTGTCGCCAAGCCCGTGAAGCACCCGGACTTAGGCAATCTGTACACGCCCGGCGCTCTGGTAATGGAGCGTGAGCCGCAGCACGTCATCGATCGTGCATGCCCGCTTGGCCGGCCCGGCGACCGCATCTATGTGCGCGAGACCTGGGCGGACCTGATTGCCGTCTCTCCATCAACCGATGAACCCATGGCAATTGGCCCTGGCGAGCGCTTGATTGAAGCGCCAACCAGCTGGACCGATGACAAGGGGCGCACACGCTGGCATTTCGATGGCCAGGTGATTGCATACCGCGCAAACAGCAACGTGGAGTTCTGCGACGGTGACGGATTCACGGGCGAATTCGCAGACAAGAGCGACATGCCGCGCTGGCGCCCCAGCATCCACATGCCCAAGGAATTCGCCCGCATCTGGCTGGAAATCACCAGCGTGCGCGTGGAGCGCCTGCAGCAGATCACTGACACCGATTGCTGGGCAGAGGGGGCAATTACCGAAGCTAGGCCTGACCAGTTCAGCGTGCATAGCGTCATCGCAACCGATGGCAAGGCCTATCTATCGCCGCGCGGGGCATTTAGCTCACTTTGGGAATCCACCGGCGGCGACTGGGCCGCCGACCCCTGGGTCTGGGTCATCGACTTCAAAACCATCAGCACCAACGGCCGCCCGGCCTGACCACGGAGAAAACCACCATGACCAACGATTGCAAGACATGCCCCGTATCCACTGGCACCCACAAGCCGGCCGAGGCTGCGCACCAAATTGAAGAGCCGCAGGACCAGGCGCTGCTGGAGCTGGCCGCCTACCGATTCACAGTGGAGAACCGAGAGGCGCGCATTGCGGAGCTGGAAGCCGAGCTTGAAGCCATCGGCGCCGGTGGCGTGGAGCCGCTGCGCAAGCCGGTAGCAGCACCGCAGGAAGAAGCCATCGCAGAAATCGTGAGCGCAAGCCACGACCAAGCAGAGTTTGGCGAGCGCGCTATCAATTTCCTGCGCGACTTCCAGCACCTGGAATACGGAACCAAGCTGTATCCAGCACCGCAGGCAGTGCAGGCCGCAGTGCCGAAATGGATCGACGACCCCCACGATATTGAGCAAGGCCAGATGCTGAACCCCGAATGGGTGAAGCTGCAGCAGTCTGACGCCCCCGCGCACCCCGCAGAGGGAGTGCCAGCACAGGCAGAGCCATTCATGTGGGCCATCCAAGAGCCAGGGGGCAGCGCTTACATGGACGAAAACTGCGTCAGCACATCGCGGGGAATCGTAGAGGCAGAAGTCGATGGCCTGAATTTGGGTCTGGATGCCGATGACGAGCCGTACAAGGTCGTGCCTGTCTACCTTGCCGCCACCCAGCCAGCAGCGCAGGGGATGGATGGGCGCGAGTTCCCTCCATTGACGCCTGAGCTGGCAAGCATCTTGGGCCTGATGTGCTTTCAGTGCATTTCGTTCGCTCAAGCACTGCGTGCAGCTGGCCACACGATCAAAACCCGTGCCGAAGATGAACAGGCAGCAGTGCTGCACTGGATGCTGGGTCATTACTTCCGACATGGCGACGACTGGCGCACGGCGGCAGCTGAAGACATGAAGCGCATGGAAGCCGAGGCTCTTGCAGCCCAAGCCAAGCAAGGGGGTGCGTGATGCAGCACATCGTTTGCTACTCGGGGGGGCACAGCTCTGCCCTGGTGGCGCTTGACGTGGCGCATCGCTTCGGCACCAAAAACCTTGTGCTGCTGAACCATGACATGCATTTCAGCGTGGAGCACGCGGACATCAAGCGCTTCAAGCGCGACGTGGCCGAGCACCTGGGGGTGCCGCTGACGTTCGCCAGCCGCCGCAACGCGACACAGGACCAGTTCGATGTGTGCGTGGAATCCAGCGCTTTCAAGGTGAAGAACGGGAGCGAGCTTTGTACGGCGAGGCTCAAAACTGAGCCGTTCATGGAATGGCTGGGGGTGAATGCAACCCAGGGCGAGAGCACCATTTACTACGGCTTCGACGCAACGGAGCCAGGGCGCATTCAGCGCCGCATTGGGATCATGGGGCCGCTTGGCTGGAAGACCGATTACCCGCGCCTGTGGGCTGGCCGAAAGTACGAGAGCACCGAGCCCTTGGGGATCGCGCGGCCCTGCACCTACAGCGTTTTCAAGCACGGCAACTGCATCGGGTGCCTCAAGGCTGGATGGCAGCACTGGTACATCGTTTACTGCACCCGCCCCGACATTTGGCTCAAGGGCAGATGGGCAGAGGATGAAATCGGCCATGCCATCCACTGGGACGGCGACAAGCCGGTCTACCTGGAGGACATGGAACCGCGCTTTGCTGCCATGAGGGCGGCAGGGATCCCAGCAACCGAGCACATCCCTTATCAGCGATTTTGGGCACAGGCCAACAAGATCGTGCAGATCAACTTAGTACAGGAGGCGTTGCCATGCGAGTGCACAAGTTAACTGAGCGAGCCACCCAAGCAGCCAAACAGGGAGAGAACCCATGACACACCACACAGACGCAGATCGCGCAGCGTTTGAAGCCTGGGCGCGTGGCTATGGCACATGGGAAGTGAAGCGCGATGATGATGTGGCGTTGGGAACCACTGGCTACACAGACATAACGCTTACGGTCGCATGGCATGCGGTGCAAGCCGCCCACCGCGCTCCAGCAGCACCAGTGCCGCAGTCTGAGCCAGTTGGAAGCGTCTACACAATGGAGGCTTTGGTCCCTGGTGGGCGCGAAGTGCAGCACGTATCGCTGTACATGCCATTGCCAGCCGGGACCAAGCTCTACGCCGCGCCCCAGCCACCAGAGGCAGCGCCTGTGCCTCAGTTCAGCCGTATTGCACAAAAGAAGCTGGACCATCTGCTAGAGGCTGGCGAAGCAATAACCGGGTACGCCATAGAAAACAAGGACGGCAGACGCGGCGCTATTGATTGCCACGGTTTTGTCTATTGGTGGCAGGACGCCGCCGCGCCCCAGCAACTCGCTAATCACGGCATACAGGAGCAAAGCACATGAGCCGCAGAGCCCGCCAGCGCGGCGACAAGCGCGACCGCTGGAAAGACCAGCAAGACGAACAAGACAACCAGCCCCGCTAAGTCGGGGCTTTTTTACGACCAAAGCCATGACCTCCTTATTTCTCACATGCGATGAAGTGCGCGAGCTGACCGGCATCAAAACCGGCAAGTTCGGCAAGCGGCGCGAGGAACTACAGGCCGCAGCCCTGCGCACAATGAAAATCCCCTTCTACGTCAACGCAGCAGGCCGCCCCATCGTATCGCGCGCAGTGATCGAAGGCGGCACGCAGCACAACACGGAGGCTGCGCGCCCTAAGTGGGAGCCAGCATGCGCCCATGGTTAATGCAATGCCCGGCTTTCGCGCCCGCCATCAAAAGTCGGGCAAGGTGTACTACTACTTCGACACCGGCGCCAAGCCGCGCCGAGAAATCCCCCTGGGCAGCGACTACCGCGAGGCCGTCAAAAAGTGGCTGGAGCTGTCCAACATGCCACTGGCCGCGCCCATGGAGACTTTTGCAGACCTGGCCGACAAGTACGAAGCCGAGGTGGTGAGCGCAAAAGCCAAATCCACCCAGCAAACCCAGCGCGGCGATATCAAGAAGCTGCGGGAGTTTTTCTGCAACCCGACGCCAGCCCCCCTGGATGAAATCAAGCCCAAGCACATCTACCAGCTGCTGCAGTGGGCCAAAAGCACACCCACCACGGCCAACCGCTTGAAGCGCACATTCAGCCACATGTTCAACACCGCCCGCGCATGGGGCTGGACGGAAGCAGAAAACCCCTGCACCGGCATCGAGGGCCACGCGCTGGGCAAGCGCGAGGTGTACATCACCGACACGGTGTACCGTGCCGTGTACGAGCAAGGCAGCGACTTGCTCAAAGACGCCATGGACCTGGCCTACCTCACCGGCCAGCGCCCTGGCGACGTGCGCGAGCTGACCGAGCACCACATCCAAGACGGCTGCCTGGTCATCCGGCAAAGCAAGACCGGCGCCCCGCTGCGCTTTGTCATAGAGGGGGAGCTTGCCGCGCTGCTGGATCGACTGGCGCAGCGCAAAGCCGGGCGAAAACTGCACAGCTTCAACCTGCTGACCACCCCTCAAGGCACAGCCGCCACGTCCATCACACTGCGCAGACACTTTGAAAAGGCCCGCGCAAAAGCCGCCGAAGCTGCAAGCACCCCGCAACTGGCCGCAGAGATCCGCGCCTTCTGGTTCTACGACCTGCGCGCAAAAGCCGCCGACGATGTTGCAGACGCCAGAGGCGAGCAAGCGGCGGCCAAGCAGCTTGGACACGCATCAGTTTCCACAACCAAGCGGCATTATTTGCGCCGCGGAGCCAAGGTGCAGGCCACCAAATGACAGGCCGTTTTGCTGCATAATAACCAGCACTCATTAAGAAGCGCTTTTCGAATTTGCGGAGCGCTCCGCAAAATTACCGTTTGTCGCTACACTTAATGAAGCACAAAAGCCTTGCAGGACAACGCGGTGGCGTTAGCTCAGTTGGATAGAGCAACAGCCTTCTAAGCTCACCAAGAAATCTAGGTTTTATGCGGGTTGCGCGGCAGTTTCCGCCCCGCATTCATGTACGTTTAAACAGTGATCTAGCCCGCGTTATTTCGTTTTTGCACAGCCAATTGCGGAGCAAAAACAGGCAGCCAAAACGCAAAAAAGCCCCCTCCAGCGCAAGCCAGAGGGGGTTTCTTATTTGGGCTGTGTTGATCGCCAGCACTGCACCGCATAGTCCTGCAGGTAATCTATTTTTGCGGCGTCTTCTCCGATGGCTTCTCGGTGGTCGAGAACACGGCGTTGTACGTCTGGGTCGATTTCGATGGTGTCATGGCCCACGCTGCCGGCGCCTGGATCGCCGGCCCCGCTGTCTGCTGGCACGTACTTGGCGATGAGGCGCACCCCGCAAGTGCCATCAGCGACACAGCCGCGCAGGCGGCGTAGCTCTTTCTTGTCATCTTCCAGTCCTTTCCACGCTTTTGCGTCTGCGGTTGAGATGGCGGCATTCGCTGCGCGCCCGATGGCCATCACCTGCTCGGCCACGGCCAGGGCCTGCTGGTCGCGCTGGGCCAGCTCCGCGGCGTGCTGGCCATCCAGGCGCCAGCCGTTGACCTGCCAGCCGGCACCAAAAGCCAGCGCAGCACCCAGGGCGATGCCCAGCAGCTTTGCCTTATCGAGCATTGCCACCCTCCACGCCACGAATGGCAATCGTGCTGAAATGCCCATCACGCCCCCAGTCACGGCACAGCTCGGCCGTGGTGGTGCGCCGGTCAACCAGACCAGGCAGGCGCACGCTTTGGCCGTTGACGGTGCCGCGCACCCACCGGGGCATCTGGGCGCAGGCGCCATCCAGATCGCCGGCATTGGCAAGGGCCAGCAGCGTGCTGCCCTGCACGGCCGGCACGCCCAGGTTGTAGATCATGTCGATGAAGCTGGCCTGCACCCACACGTTGTAGGCACCCCAGTGCTTGAACATGCGCTTGGATGCGCGCTCGGCCTCCAGGTACTTGGGCACCTCCAGGCGGTAGCAGTCTTCCTTGCTGTAGTAGCGCCCAGCCACCACCCCGGGCCCGGTGACGCCGTTGCACACAGTCAGGGGTTGGCCCTTGCCCAGCTTGTCGACGTAGGGCACGCCAATGTGCCGGCCGCTGCTTTCGTAGTGGGCACCCAGCTCCATCGCCAGCTGCACGGCCTGGCTGGGCTTGGCGGGCTGGTCGACCGCCACATAGGTGGTCGCGCCCATGGCAAAACCCAACGCCACCTGCAGCAGCTTGTTGCGCAAGATTGCAGGCACCTTGCTCATCGCAACCCCCTCCAGGCGCTCCACGCCGTTACACACGCCGCCCCAAACGCCACGATGGCAGCCGCCGGCCGCGCCAGCTTACCCACCCAGTTGAACACCTTGATGGCGCCCGTCATGGCTGAGAAGAACTCCAGCAAGTCAGCAAGCTGTTGCTTGAGTTCATGCAACTCTTGCCGCGTGGTTCGCAGCTCACGCTCAATGCCCGCCATGCGTGTGCTGCCGTTGTCAAACTTTTGATTGATCTGCTGCACCGTCACTGCTGGCAGCTCGTTACCGTGATCGTCAACCATTCCCACCCCTTCTTAATTTCAGAACCGCCTTTGCGCCCCACATCCCCGCTACTCTCTATTGAAAACAGCGAAATCTTCAAGGAGTTGGATTGCACCAGTGATCGCTGAAGCACAAACGGCGGCCCCTCCCAAAGTAGCCGCCGCACCTGTTGTTGGCTCCATGCTCATCTTTCGGTAGACGTAAAAAAGCCCCGACTTGCGGGGCATCGTAAAAATCTGGAAATTCAATGTCAGGTGGGCATCCAAATAGAGCCATCAAAGCGCTTCACAACTTTCTCTTGCCAAGATGTACCGTCGAAGTACTTAAGCCGACCTATTACCCATGCACCACCAGAATAAATTTTGAACACACTGACGGGCTGCTCAGGAGCTTCTCCCAAAGTGAAATCAACCGCGTTACCCATTGGCGGTATGTACGCAGAGCCCAATACGAAATCAACAGCTGCACCTGATGGTGGTATGTACGCCATGCTCACTCCTATCCAGAAACACTAAGACACAACAGGGGTTACCCAGTCATACACGAGCGCGTTTTTCATGCTCTCGGCGGCATCCAGACAGACCACGGTGTAGGCGTCGCCGTTGGGCAGTGAAAGCGAGTACCCCCCTGTGGTGCCGCTGCTCACTGTTTGTGCTACCACGGCACCATCAGATCGCGCATGTGCCCGCACAACACGCGAAACAGGCGATCCTGAGGCATCCTTCACGGTTCCCGATATCACATAGCTCGGGGCCGCTGCAGAAAGCATCGAAACGAGACCTAGTAATATCGCCTCCCCGGTAGCCGAATATGTGGTGTTTCCTGCGTACAGGAATCCACAAAATGCAATATCAGCAGGAAACTGACCACCCTGTGTATCAATCGCACCAGCTTTGGCGTACGCAATCTTTATCCCCGTATCACTGGAACTATTTAATGCCAGCGTACTCGCCCCCGGGGCAATCGCAGATGGCGGTATGTAAAAACCGTAGTCCGAGGAAGCATAGGGCGTTACGTTTGCAGGCGTGGTTACACCGACGTCTGTCCACAATTCGCTGTTTCCGACGGCATAAAAGGTGTTTACCACGGACTGTGTCGCAACACCGGACGCCAATCTGCACGCCACAGCAGGGCCGTTTGTAGAAATCCCAGCTGCTGTCCCTGCGATTTCTGAAATCAAAACAGGCACGCCCATCCGAAAAGCATCGCCAATGTTTGCAGAACCGGTTGCACCAAGGCCCGTGCGCACCCCCACGATCAAATCGTAGGCTGCAAGACTCTGTGCTGTCGATGCACTCGCGGCCATCAGCGTCACCGTATGCCCGCCGCCCACCAGAACGTCTCTAGTGCGCACAGCAGACGGGTGTGTTGTCGATTCCGTTACCAAAACAATGTTTGCCACGATCGCGTTCCTTTAAGAAATATCAAGCCACAAGTCGCCAATCTGCGGAGATTCGGGAGGCGTTGCAGATACCGTAATCGCACCAACAGCGCTTCCATGCACACCGCCTTGCCCTACACGCCAGTCCTCGGTTGCGGTGACGGTTGCCGCTCCAACCGTCAATTTGTAGACACGGGCATATGTCAGCCCGTTATTCCAGTTGGTGGTTGCAGTAGATGCGCTGACGGCGCCTGTCGCACGATTGACAACCACGTAGTTTGTTGCAGCGGGTGATAACTGAATGACTCCACTTTGAATCAACTGTCCACGCCAACTGCCGCCAACATAACCCCAGGTCAACCCTGAAGTGGTTGCGGCATCTTTGGCATACACGGCCATATGCGCTAGGGCTTCAAAGTTTTCATTAACCGGAATCTCTGGACTGTCTTGTGCAGGCATCCATTTCTGCAAGCTCATACGCACTCCTTTTCAATCGATGTCTCAATCCCCGCGCCTACAGCGGCTGATACTTGAGCCACTGCAAATCGCAGCACCTCACCACCCGCCAATCCATCATCCGCACGCATAGCTGGGCTGTAGACCAACTGCGGCGTGGATGCGGTCTCAGTGCGCAGCAAGGTAGCGCCCTGCCACACCTGCACGCGGTAGCGCTCTGTGGCTTCACCCAAAGGCACGCTCGGTGACACACCGCCATAGCGGTACGAAAGGCGGGTGCGACGTTGCCAGCTCAGATGCACGCCCACGCCCTGCTCGGTCAAAGCACGCAGGCTCACTGGGGAAAACGGCTTTAGTGCACGGCCCGTTTCAGTGAACAGTTGCGGCTGCACGTCCGTGATGTACTTACCCACCGTCGTCGCCTTGAGCCAGCGCTGCGCCTGTAGCTCATTGAGCTGCGTGTTGACGCGGCGCACACCGCGGTTGAGCAGCACGCAGCGCTCCCCTGCCACATGGCTGCCCATGGCCCACTCGGTGCCACGAAAGCCACGGATAAAGCCCGTGAGCTGGTAGGTGTAGCGGCCTCGGTCTTCATCTGCATCAACAAGCTCTGCATTGCGAAAGCGCACCACCTCATCGCCCACCAGCAGCGCATTGACCGATTCATCAAGCAACATGGAAGCACGGCTTGTGCTTGATAGCTGACCCAGCATTTCCACGCGCAGCACGCTGGCTTCGTCAAACACAGGGCCACCACTCCATGCAGGAAGGACCGTCAGCGCTTCACCAACAGTCGCAGCCTCAAGAATAGACAGCAGCGATGCGTAGTCGACATCGTCCCAACTGCTGGCCACGTTTGCGCCTTTCCATTGGTCTGTGGCCACATTGATGCTGTCCGGAGCAGCAGCCAAATAAAAGCCCGGCTGGTCATCGGCATCGCGCAACAGCGGAACATCCAGCGCATGCAAGATGGTGTCAGGCATGCTGGTCGGGTCTTGCACCGTGATGTAGCCCTCATCCGTGATCGCAGCACTATCGAGTGCACCCACGTCGTCAAGCTTGCACTCCAGCTCTAGCCAGATGCCTTGGTCTTTACGGGTTTGCACGCGCAGGCGATAGATGCGACCGTCTTGGGCCGCAGCCTCCACCACATCACCCGGCTCTACAAAAGCGTATTTCAGTGGCACCGACAAGGTGGTGCTTTGCAGCCCCGCCACCGCATCCATCAGCAATGCGTCTGCCACGCCTTTTGCCTCCGCTGGCAGCATGCCCACGGGCACTTGCATGGTCTGCGTGCTTTGCTGGCCGCTGATAAGGCGGTCTGAAAACTGACTGTCCGCGTTGTAGTCGCCCGCCATGTTGGGGTACGTCAGCGCAATTTGCGCAGGCATTTCCAGGTCATTGCCCATCCGAATTGCCAACGGGTCATCCAAGCCACCAGCACTTGCACCAAATCCAAGGCCGGCGAAAGGTATGTGCGCCACAGCCGTGGTGGAGCGTGGGCGCAAGCGCAGCTTGTCAGTGGTAGAGCACTCAAAATACCAGCACTTTTGCAGTACCTCTAGTGCGCTGCGGGTGCTGGCCACTTGCGACAGCGCCAAAGCGCGGACAGGCTTTGTCAAAGACTCTAGCGCGCTCAAATCAAAGTCGTTTTCGGTGTATTCGGCGCGCTGCAACAGCCTGTTTGTGGTTCCCAGAACACCCTCTGTCAATTGCGTGTAGCCGCCCTCTATGTCTTCAAACTGATAGAAGGGGGTGATGTAGTCTTCGTCTGTGTTGTAAACAGATATGACACCAATGCCCGCCTCGGCGCATCGTTCCAAAAAGTATTCATGCGACGCCCTTACTGTGTCGATGTCCATCGATCCGCTAGTATCAATGAAAACAACCACGGGGCTACCCGGTGGCAAAGAAGAGAGCGCGCATATCTGAAACCAGTCGGATCTATTTTGAAAAAGACCCTGGTCTCGTTTCACAATAGTTGGGCCAGTGAACAAGCGGTCTGTTCCGGAACTTGTCGGGACGAGCAAATGTCGGGTGTCTTCGGGGTCAAGAGGTCTAAGTAAGAAAAATGGCCTCTTAGGAAACCTCTCTCGAAAAGCCGACCATTTAGCGTCAACGGTCTCTTGTGTTTCCAAACCTTCGTTTTCATCTATCACAGCAATGCATGTGATTGTTTGGCTGTTAACGGCTTCGCCGATCTCAAACGTCAGGTTTGGAATCGCCCCCGATCCACCGAGCTGCAGCCCGTCTATGACCACATAGCCATGCCCGCGATACGCGGGCGCGTTTCCCACGCCAACCGCAGCTTCATAGGTGGGATCTGGTAATGCCTTTGGGTTGGCCCCGTTGTATACGCGCATGGCCCGCCAAACACCGCTCTTGGTGTAATCCCCGTTGTATACCAATTCGTTGTTTGACCATATCCGGGACACCCCGTTTATGGAATTTTCGGTCAGCAATATCAGCAGGTCGCAGTCATACGTGTATGTCACCTGCGTGGCTCCACCCCCACCGCCCTTGCCGCCCACATCTTCTTCGTGGCGAGTCTCGCGGCGATTACTGGCCCAGACGATCTGCCCAGCAATGCGTGGGCTGCCAGCCACCCACGGGATGGTGTCGCCGTAGTCGGTGCCGGTGATCTTGAGGTCTTTGAGGCGTGGGCCTTCGTGAGTTTGGTTCTCTGCAAATGCGTATGCCCCCACCATGGAGCCAGCCACCCAGCCGATTTGCGCACCTGCAGGGCCGCCAATCACGAAGCCAACGGCAGCACCAACGGCAGAAACAACAAGCTGGGCCATGGCTATTCCTCTTGCAAATTCTTAAAACGAAACGCGCTCACAAACCGCATGGACTGGCTAAACAGCAGCCGCGTCTCAATGGTCTTGCCTGACGCATTGGAGGCGTGAATGATCGACAGGCCGCCGTGCGCGTAGTCACCGCAGATGCCAATGTGCTGGGGGTGCTTGTCAAAGGCCACGCACACCACGTCGCCGGGGGCCATCTGCTCGCGGGGGATCTCTAGCAATCGCTCTTGCAGGTGGCGCATCAAAGTGGAACCGTCCGGGTTGCGGCTGTAGCCGGTCACGTCATAGCCCGCAGGCAGCGCGCCCACGGTCTTGCCCACGCACACCACCAGGCCCACGCAGTCCAGCCCAATGCCGGGTTTGCGCGCCTGGTGGTGGTAAGGCGTGCCAATGCAAGCACGGGCATGCCGCACGATCTCGTCGCGGGTGGTGGTGGTCATACGGGTTTTGTGAGTTCGTCAGGGCTGGGCCGGTGGGGCTCGCCTTGAAAGTTGAGGACGTTGCCAAACTTGGCTTTGCAGTCTTCCATCAGCCGTTTGCGGCAACCGGCCACTACGGTGAGCTGGTCGCCCACGGCAATGGGCAGCACCATGGGCAGCACCAGGGTGACCACGCCAGCAGCGGTGTGCGTGCGCACCTTTTGGCTCAGGCCTTTGTTGGCACCGCTGGTCCAGGTGACCATGCCTTCGCCCAGGTAGTCGTCAGCAAACGCAGGGGGCTGTACCAGCGGTGGCAGCGGATCGCCTGGCAGGGCATCAGGTTCTGGCGGGGGCTGCACAGGCAACTGGGTAATTACAAAGCTGCGCTTGTCGGTCACAGCGGTAACCACCACGGCATGGGTGTGGTCAGCGAGATCCCGGTTGCACTGTCCCCGGCCCACCGCCCCCAGGCGGCTGCGGCAGGTCTTTTGCGAGACCATGCCCACGGACTGCTGGAGCTTTTGCTTGAGGCCCCGCAGCTCCACGGTCAGCGTGGACGTGCCCAGCGTAATCTCACCCAGCCAGCCGCGCATCAGCACTTCCACATCATTGGCAATCGTGGGCAGCAGCACATCCCAGCGGTAGCGAAACAACCAGAACTCGGCGTTTTGCCACATGCCCGCCAGCACTTCCTCGCGCACAAAGAGCGAGCCGTCGTCCAGGGTGGTGATCTCCAGGTTGTCCACATTGAAGCCAGCCGTGCTTACGATGCCGGATACATCAAGTCCCTGGGTGCAGTCAAACACCTGCTCGGCTTCGTCCACGCCCCACGGCGACACATCCATGACCAAGGGCAAGTCGTGGCTGGTAAAGGCGAACACCTTGCCGTCCTGGCGCCGGATCAGCAGGGCCGATGCCACGCACAGGCTGCCGCTGTCGTAGTGGGCCTGCAGGGCTGCGGGGATGGTCTTCATAGGCGCACCTCTTCCAGCTCGATGTCTGCCCACTCGGTAATCCCATGCGGGCCTCCAATGCGATGCCACATAGCGGATGGATCTTTGAAGGCAACAGGCACGTGAAACTCACCCGTCCAGCGGTACTGATCGCCGCTTTGGTGTCCCGTGATCTCCACGCGCCCGGTGTTCACGTCCGGCGTTGCTGCCAAAACGGTTTCCACGCCTGCGCGCACGCGCACGACCTTGCACCCCGCCGTCAGCTTGTAGATAGGCCGCACGAATTGGCGGGTGCCAAAGGTGTAGGCGCGGCACAGCTGCCAGGTATTGGCCACGCCCGCCACCGCCGTGGCCGTGGTGTTGGCGATCGTGGCGCGGTGGTCTGCTGGGTCTTTGAAGCGGAAGGCATCCGCATCCCCGCCCACGACATAAAAAAAGGACCTCAATTCCTCGAAGTCCTTTTGCACTTTTGGCACATGAGAGATGCGGTACTCGTGCAACGGGTATGTGGCCTCGCGGTTGGTAACCCTCTGCCCGCTTGCTCCGTAGGCCTTGCTGGTTAAAAACCGTGGCCCTCCCTCGCACCCCGCGCTGATCCGCTCCGGGAAAAGCTGTTCAAAAAAGGCCATAGCTGCACCCATAAAAAAACCGCCCGAAGGCGGTTCTTGATTGCTTACAAAGGTTTAGTCGTTGCGGCGCAATGCAACTTGCATCTGCCGCCCAGCCGTACGGCCAAACTGCAGAGCGGTCTCGCGTGTCGCGCCTTGCGCTGGCATCTGCACCGTGACGTGCAGCACTTGCGGCTGAGCCTGCCCGCCGCCCTGTTGCGGATTTGCTGCGGCAGGCATGGCGCTTCCCACATAACCACCATTGGCATAGCCGTTGAGGCCGTTCAAGTAGGCCAAGCCCAGCTTCTTGGTGCTGGCAGCGTTGATCACGAACTCGCCGCCGTGCACCACGCCCTTGGGCTCGTACTTGCCGCCGTGTCCGGTGTATCCCCCAGACGACAGCCCCTTGAGCTTGATGAAGTTGTCCAAAGCATCGCCGGGCAGCGCGCTGGCAGTTGATGCCACCGCAGACGTGCCGCCGAACAATCCAATGCCGGCGCCAATGAGGCTCATCAAGCCACCACCAGAGCCCGCGCCACCAGCCAAACCCAATGAATTGCTCAGTTGCTGCTTGACGATGATCCGAGTGATGTCCGCCACGATGGAATTGGCCAGACTGTTGAAGTCCAGCTTGCCCGTGGTGATGAAGCTCACCAGCGCATCCTCCATGCCTTGGAAGGCTTTGGTGAACAGATCCGCAGTTTGTGCAGCGACGTTGGCGGCGTTGTCCGCGTAGTTTTCATACGCCCGGGCAGCTCCGTTGGCCCAATTGCCTTCAGCTGCCAGTCGCTGGGCGATGCCATCTTGGTAGACAGCCAGCGCCCGTTGCTCAGCGGAAGTGATGATGGCCAGCTTTTCGTCGTAGAGCTTGGCAGTGTCCGCATTCAGTGCGCCACCAGCCTGCATTTCTGCCAAAGCGCGCTGGTTTGCCAGCTCACGGCGTTGATCAGCAAATCGGCTGGATACCCCCAAGCGCCCCGACTCGTCTTGGCGCCAGCGGTCACCACGTCCTACTCCCATGACGGCGATAGTGCTTGCTCGCTGGATAGAGTCGATGTACTCGTCCGCAGCCTGCTTTGCAGCCAATAGCGAGGCCTCATGCTGACGCGCAGCCGCTGCCTGCTGAATCTCCAGCACCTCCAGCTTGCCCGAAGCCTCCAGCGACAACTGCGCCAGCTTGGCTTTGTTTTCCGCAATCTTCTGATCACGGGCCACCGCCTCTGCGCCCTTGAGCTGCTGCTGAGCCAGTGCCGCGTTTTCTTCCGCCAAGGCCGACAGCTGGGCCTGCTTGTTTAGCTCAATGAAGCTACGCTTGGCGGTGTAGTAGTCCTGCTCACTGAGCAAGCCAGCGCTGCGCCGCGCCTCCATGATTGACTCGGCCACGCTGTAGCTGCTGCTCAGGTCTTGCAGCGACGACTGGATCTGCGAGGCTTTGTTGCATAAATCGGCCATAGGCCAAGGCATCCCCAATCCCAAATAGATTTACGCAGCAGCGACTGTCTGGGGCGTGCCCAGAGCGGTAAATTGATTGAGGATTGAAGCTCGGATGTGCAGCTCGGTCACCTGGCGCTCAAACGTCCTGGCCATCACCTTCTCGCCCAGGCGAAGGTGATGGCCAG